AGTCCAAGTTTGTCAAAAACTTTGGCGATCGATCTTGCTGCCCATATTTGTGTTTCTACTCCTGTTACTTGTTTCACTTTTGCAAGGCATTGTGCTTCTCTTTTCTCTAATACACGTTTTAGCTGATGAGCTTTATCAACGTCTACTCGAACGCCCTTAAATTTCATATCTACTAACATAGGAAACAACTGTGTTTCTAAATTAAATATTCTTTGTAGGTTCTGTTGTTTTATCTGTACTGAAAATTTTTTAAATAATTGTAAAGTTAGTTCAGCATCCATTTCTGCATACGCTCCTACCATTGATGCAGGAAGCTTATACATTTCAGATTTTGCATCTATACCAGCTTTATCAGCTGCATCTTGTAAAGCTTTTTCATTTTTAACTTTACCTAATTCTAAAAAAGCTAATGAATTCAATGAGTAATACAGCCTATTTTCGTCCAATACAGCAGCCATCATCATTGTATCTACAATGATTCCATTTATTTTTACCCCATATGATCGTAACCAACATACGTCATACATTGCATTATGAAATATTTTAGGACATGGTAATGCACAAATATCTTTTACCCATTTCATAACAGCTTCTTTTGCGAAGAAGTTACCTTGTTCATGACCAAAAGAATAATATCCAGACCATCCATCTACTGCAACAGCTACTCCAATTATTTCACCATCACCTCTTACAGAACCTGAACCCATCTTTTTTAGGTTTGGATCTTTTGTTTCTAAGTCAATTGCTATGTATTTGTAACCACTTAAATCTTTAAATTCTTCAGGTGAGTTCCACATCTCTTCGTTAAATAAATTCTCCATAATCCCTTTCTAGAATCATTTCTAAATAATGTATTGCCTTCTTAATATCGTAGTGTTTTCCTTTCCTAGAATGTCTGCAGATATATTTTATAGCGTTACCTTCTGCAAAAAGCAACCTGTTTTGATTTACAAACTCAGCTGGCTGAATTTTAAAATCTTGATAGTGATTTCCTTGAACCTGTTTGTCCAATGATTTATATGACATAGCCTGTACCCTCCTCTGATTGTAGTAAATAAAGTTTTTGTTTAGTTCTTGTTACACCAACAAAAAATAATCTGTGTTCATTATCTGGTGACTTTTCAAACTCACCTTCAATAAAATTACTTTGATATTCATCTTGATATTCATCTGCACCAAAATCTGTATATAAAACTACATTATCGGATTCTTTTCCTTTTGATCCATGTAGGGTCATAATTTTAATGTCAGCTTCTTTCATTAAATCGTGATTGTTTTGTATTAGATGTTTCATAAAAGTTTTTGTGTCTTCATCAAAATCAAGATGCTCCCAACTACCTTCAACAAGTAAACCATGATTTTGTTTTAACTCTTCTAAGGTTACAGAATATAAACTGTCTAAAGTTTTACCGCTTGCAAATCCTCTTTTCAGATGTCCTAGTTTTACTTTTAAAAAAGAATACATGATCTTAACATCTTTGACATCAATGCTTGCTCCATTGTTAAGTCTTTTCCACGTTGAATATGCGATCATAGAATTTTTATCTAAATACTTATCACCTGTGAATTCATATCTTAGTCCTTTCATATACAAATGATCCCTTGCTTTCTCACAAAGTTTGTTGGTTCTACCAAGTATCATCCATTTACCTGTCGAAAAGTCTATATTTTCCAACGATATTTCGTAGTTGACTTCACCTTCCTCGTCTCTCGGTTCCCAATTCTTTTCTCTACGTTCACCAATTCTATCTAATATACTCAAAGCTACTCGATGCACGCTTCTCGGTACTCGTCTCGATTTTATTTGTTCATCGATAGTCCCTTCTAAATTTATAAATGTAGATGCATCTGCACCTTGAAAACCATAAATAGTTTGATCATCGTCTCCAGCAATATATGATCTTGTGGCTAGTTTCTCGAGTTCAAAGAACATATCCCATTGCAATGCATTTAGATCCTGAGCTTCATCTAAAAACACAACATCAAAAAAACTATCTTTACTTTTTATTTTATCAGTAAACAAACCTATCATGTCATAAAATTCTATGATGCCGGTATCTTTTTTATATTGAGTTAATGCTTCATCTATTTTTTCTGCTACTTTTATATCTTCCCAACCCGCTAAACCTTTTTGTATTGCAGCTTCATTAAGAGATATTTTTTTATTCTTAGCATAATCTCTTACAGTTAATATTGGGTCCTTAAATCTAGTTTTACCTGTGATTGGATCAATATTCATTTCAGTATTTAGTCTATTGGCAATTGGTTCATAAAGTTTAAATTGATTCCATTGACTATTACCTTTTAATAGTTTTGCATTTACATCAATGTTTAGTTCTCTTACACCTAATGCATGCATAGTTCCTATGTAACCAAGTCTTTCTTTTGAAAACAATTCTTCAAATCTTTCTGTTGCTTCTTCTGCAGCTGATTTACTAAAAGTAATATAACAAATCTTTTTAGGATCAGTTTTGTTTTCTTTTATTTCTTTGGCCATATAGTGATTTAATAATCTATATGTTTTACCTGTTCCTGGTGGTCCAGGTATTACTGTTCTATTTTTCTTTTCCATGACGGCTCCTGACTTTCATATTTTGCTTTCTCTGGTTCTACAGAAAGAATCTTTAACATTTTAAAACAACGAACGGTCTTACCATTTACTTTTGTATATTCTTCTGTAACATTTAATAAGGTCTGTAATTTTTGTACTACTACATGTTTTGGATATCTTTTATCTGGCCATTTGTTTTTTAATAAATGTCTCCAGAAATCTTTCATTTTAAAATAACTATAAATATCATCAGTGTATGCGACACCTCTTTGAATATCATTTATATCTTTACCTCTGACTTTATTTGTAAAATCTTCCATGTATTCTCTTAACTGATTATCAACTTTAAGGTCTTCTGTAGCTTTAGTATCTGTTTCTAGTTTTTCTTCTAAAAGTTTTATTAACATCTTACGCCATATAATTTTTGACATAGGCATTTGTGGTTTACCTATTTGTTCCATACACGCCATTGAAAATTTATCTGGATCATGAAGAACCGCAGTGTCAGTAATTACAGTCTGTCCATCGATGTCACAGAAAAATAATGGTGGGTCAGAGTTATACTTTCTAATTTGAGAAATAGTTTGAACAGGTGCACCATCACCTACACCATATTTTTTTGTTACACACAGTTTAGAATTACAAAAAGATACTAAAGGTTCATCTTTACATTTATAAAAATAGTCTTTGTTATCTAATGAGTCTTGAGTCTTTACAAGTTCTGATGCATTGATCGGTGGTTTAAAATATTTTATATTGTAGTGATTCATTTTCTTTTTCCAAAGATCATCTTCAGAAAATCTTTTCTTGAGATACACACCTACATTATACATAGTTTCATTTCTAATACCTTCTCCAACACCTTCAGATAAAAGAGTTACTAAACATGGTGGCATTTCAAAGAAGTCATCTTCTTCTTGTTCTTTAAGTTCTAGTTTATTAAATTGATCAACTGTTAAAACATTTTTATCATAATGTTTAAAAAACTTTTCAATATCCAACATTGCATTACCTTCACTATCGAATGCATATCTAACTGTATTTTTTAAGTTATGATAAGGCAGGTTTAAAAAACTACCAACATCACCACGTTCTACATTTATCTTTTCTTGTTTTGGAAATATCTCTGCTCTTGCATGACCAATAGCTGCTGCATATGTTTTTAGTTTATCTCTCATCATAACTGCAGGAACTGGTTCTTTTGTAAATAAAAATAAATGTGCACCACCAGATTTTGATCTAAACACTGTAAGTGGTATCTTTTTCTTTTTTAAATCTTGTACTATTTGTTTATGATCTAGAGGGTAAACATCCCAATCAATACAGCCCCATATACAAGTATTATCTCTACGTATTGGAATTATACCTAATGCAGGCTCTGTACCTTTTAAGTGATCTTCCCACATTTTTTCTGTAGGTGGTTCTGATATTGTTTTAGATTTGGTAATACTTTTACCTTTACCAGATACCTCACCTGTTTTACGTGTTTCACCACGGGCTATATCTAAGCCTTCAAATATACTTTTAAATTTTTTTAATACGTCTGTCATATATCCTGTCTGTCTTTGCGTGGGCGCCTCTAGTCTCCCTTTGGCGCCCACAATTCACACTATTTACCGGCGAATGAGTTGTGAAACTTTTTCGCTCTTTCGTAGAGTGATGCGTTATCAACCATGGCACCTCTTACGACATTGAAGCCGTACCATTGGTTTCCTTTACCACTGTTAAGTACAGAAGACAGGACGTATTTATGACTGTAAGTAGCAGGAGTGAAAGGACCATTTTTGCCTTCAAGTGTAATTGAAGCCATCATT